GTCATCGGTGATGTACGGTTGAACTTGTGAAGGCCGTAATTGTTCCCAACGTTGGTCTTGTCCGTTAGCATTGCGCCAACGATAAGCAAACGCTTCACCGTTGAACAACATTTGAGCAAAGAATGACTGCCAGAATGCGTGCGGGTTAGTTCGTGGATCAGGGTTATTCAAAATACCCTGTGCACGTGTTGCATCCGCAATTAATCGTGAGCTTGCAAGGTCGCCACTGACTTGTGAAACCAGCGAGTACAAATCACTGTTATGAATTGCTTCACGCACAGACACATAATCTGAATTACCACCAGTTAGAAAGTTGACAATGCCGTCATCTAAACTGCCACCGTCAGAAGTAGCTGCGAACATGTTGCTAATCTTGGGTGGCTTGAATACTGCCATACTCCGTTACTCCTTTCTGTTAGTGTTGGTGCCATTGTCGATAAGTACGACGCCATATCCGGCAACAGCAAGTGCAATAGTCAGCGAAATTCCACCAACCAGTGCATTAATCGTTAAAAACATGGTCAAAACAAAAACGACCAGTGCCAAGCTGAACAAAATAACGTCCAACCTAGCCCTAATCGCTCGTGCCAATCCTTTAATTTTCTTAGTAATCATCAAGTAACCCGCTTTCTGCGCTGTTGAACCAGTCCGCAACTTGCTGTGCACTCATGTGTTCAACTTGCCATGTGGCATCATTTACCATTCCAAACTCTTCAAAGTGATACATCGCTTGTGTCATGGCGTCGATAATAGCGTCCACAACGTCAATTTTTAGCGTGGCTTTTGTCTTTTCAACTTGAATTCCCACACTATCTTCACGTAGCACGGCATTCAACAACGCCTTTTCCATTGTGATGTCGTCTAATCGGTCAACCGAATTCTCAACAAAGATACGTTGTAAGAACTTAGTGGCGTCTTTCAGCTCACCTGTACGCTGCCTAATTGGTTGTAGTGGGAACACTGAATTGTTTTCCAGCATCTTTACCATGTTAGTGGCTCCCATTGCATCGTAGCCAAAGAACAGAACGTCCAAGTCATTTTCTTCAACATAATCAAGCAACCAAGCGTAAACTTCGTCGTCATTAATCATCCCTTGTTCATGGCTAGTAATGGTGGCATAGCCAAGTCGTTCAGCTTCACGGTAGTTGATACCGTCCTGCTTCTCTTTGGCTTCAATAGAACCAGATTTATGCCACGGTATGAATGAGTGTTGTTCAATGTGCCATCGTCCGTTACCTTCTGGATCAACATAAGGATAAACAAACGCAAGTGCTGTGTTATCGGACATCATTGAGTAGTCGAAGCCAATGTAAACTTGGCGTCCACGTATATCGAAGTCTGGAACAACAGCGCTTTCAACATCAGCCAAGTTCAAGAAGCTATCAGTTGATTGTGCCAGCCACATGTTCATGTTTTTGGTTTGGAACGCTGGCAAATCACCTTGCAACATCTTTGTGTCGCGTTCGGTTGTCAAACCCTTTAGCAAAACATCATGTTGACCTTTCAAATCAAGCAACGGGTTAGACTTCACCCAAGTTTCAGGCTTAAATGTCTCATTTAGGCTGTCTTGTGCCCAAACCAGCACCAAATTATCGTCATTTGCGCGGTTCCAGTCCTGTTCCATGATTTGCTGACCAGCCTTTTGGTCGTCATGAAACGGCACCGTTGGGTCTGGGTATGATGTCGAAATTTGAATGAATTGCTTGTTAGGCACCTTGACCTGACCAGAAATAATCTTAGCAATCTTTTCACGACTCTTAACTTCACCAATTTCATCAAAAACGGCTGTCTTGAAGTGGAACGAGTCGTATTGACCTGATTCATGACTAATGGCTCGCATTACATTGTTGAAATTCTTCATAACAATCTGGTCATTTTGAACTTTCAATCCTGATTCAGTAGCCAACGATTTCCATGGGTCAACCATCGTCATCTTATTAAGTGCTGTTCCAATATACCCGAACAATTTACTAGTTTGTTTCCAATTGATAGATGCAACTAGATAGTCTTGGTTAGACAATCCAATTGACTCAATCATGAAGTCATAGGCCATAAGAATAGCCATTAGATAAGTTTTACCTTGACCACGCGCAACTGAAAGAATAGCAGTTGTAAATCGCTTATTTCCAAGATGATCACGCCAACCAACAAGCATTGTTAAGGCAAACTTTTCCCACGGCATAAGTGGCATAGGTTCACCAGTATCGACATCAGGAAATACACTCGCAAATTGAAGTATCTTGTTGGCTTCCCTGACGTTGTAATGGTAATCGAACGAATCATCTGTTTCTGAACGCACCAAGTCTTGAATATGCCGGAACGCTGCAAGCTTAATCATGTAGCCGGCCAGAACATCACCATCTAGGACACTGAATGCGTACTTTGTTCCAGCGTCCTTGTATTTGGTTCTGATATCTGCGTAATTGCCATGTAGTTGCTGGTACAAACCTAGAACGTCGTGTGATTGAGTTAGATCAACTCTCATCATCACCACCTCCATTCAATAGCGCTTGCAGTTGTTCCGTAGCACTTGGCTTGTCTTTTCCGTCGTCCAAACTCAATTGCATAAGTTCAGCACGGCTGGCAGGCGATAAACCAAGCTCACTACCTAATGATTTCAACTGCTTAATGGCATCCGAGTAAATCTGTGTACTTGGGTTGCGCTTATAGCCCGTCATATCGTTAGCAATCACATCACCGGTCACTGGGTTGACAACCGTCTTATAAACTTTGGTAACTTGGCCATTCTCTTTGATATCTTCATAGGCATTTCGATAAATCTCGTATTGACTTGCGTACATTTCAACCAAATTCTTATCCAATGGAGCCATCTTGTTTGAAGCGTTAAGTACGGGCACCATTTTACGCCACATAGCACTTGCAATCTTGCCTAAGTGATGTGGCGGTGTCAGCGACAAAACCGCGTCAGACTCGCTTTCATAGCTTTTTCGTGGCACCTAACATCACCTCCTTAATTGCTGGGTACCCCCCTATTAAAAATTTTTCAAAATCAAACTTTTCTACAAGAACACAGTAATGTGTGTGCTCTTATTTTGAGACGCATAGGGGCGGGGTCATTTAATTTTCAGAACGTGTTCGAGTAATTATGCCGGACAAAATAAAAAACGCTTAAAACGGCTCTCATTGCGTTTTAGCGCTATCCATAAAATCTGGTAAGTACTTAATGTCGGGCACTGCTGCCACGTTCTTCAATTCATTCCCTGCTCCTGTACCGTAATACTCCTGCTCCCAACGTGTCTTGCCAGTGTGGCATGCAGCACAGATGGTTGCTAGGTTGCTTCGGTCATCACGCTTGCTTGGAGCGAACTCATAAGGAATGATGTGGTCAACTATCTTGCCTGGCGTCATCCGTCCATTCGCCTTGCAGTATTGGCATAGGTAGTTGTCACGCTCTAGCACTGCTGGTCTTAGTCCATTCTTCCACTGCTTATTCCGATAGAACTTATCTTGTTCCCGCTTGGTATCATTGCGTACACGTTGCGTCTTGTTGTACTTGTGGTAGTACTGTGACGTATGCTTGACGTTCCATTCCTTACGCTTGGCTTGATACTCCGCTTCATGTTCGATGTGCATTGCGCAGTAATGGTTTGGTGTCTCTGCCAACCTGTGGCATCTTACACCAGCAGGGCTGACGTATCTGCATCGTGTCGTCTTAGCCATGTACCTAACTCCTTCCTTAATTAGTAATATGTATGCACCGCGTTGCCTGCTTAGCATGTACATACTTCTTCATGCGCGCTTCATAATGTGGCTGGCAATAAGTCCACCCTGTCTTAATCAACTCACGACAACCAATCTCTGCGCATCTATGCATTCTCATCGAATCGACCATCCAACGCCGTGTTGCGTGAATATTGCTTACCACCTTTGGTAACTATATCAACTAATTCACTACCACCATAAATGTACGTGTATTCCCCACGATTAACATTGTTACTCTTAATCATCTTACCCATTAAGTTCTTGTGCATATCGACACTCCTTTTCAGTGCAAAATAAAAAGGCTACCCGATTGGATAACCTTTAATAACTAATGTATCTGATGAGTTTCGAACTCATTTATTACTAAACCTGAATCTTTCATCTCTCAGAATGGAGATCAACAATTTACTGCATTACCTAATATGCTACAAATACGTGCCTATTTGCTCAACCTAATCAACATTAATAGATGGACTATATTATAACAATCATATAATTAATCGTTAGTAGTCTCTCTAAGCAAATAATCCCAATAAAGTTAACTATATCATATTGAACATGATAATACAAATATTTTCAAGTTTATGCATGTGGTCAGGATTTGCACCTGACATGACATCTCACGGACTTAGAAGCTACCTTTGTCTTTTCAATCAGTTAAGCCGATTACGTTGGCTTTAAAATCAATGTATTCCGTGAGTTATAGGTGTGTGCCTTATCGGGATAACTTCGGCTTCGTCATATGGGCACCTTTTCCACCACCTGTGTCTTATAATTCAATTAGCGTCTACCTATTCCGCCACACATGCTTTATTTCAACTTTGGTACTCTATCATAATAACTTGGAACACCCGCACCTTGCATGCGGCAGTTATGAACCATATACGCGCTTTTCTTCGTAAAATTAGTCAAAATAAAATAAAAAGGTAACAATCTAACTGATTGCTACCTGATGTGAATATGCCGATAGTGGGATTCGAACCCACAACCAATTAAGGGACGGATTTTAAGTCCGCTGCGTATGCCAGTTCCGCCATATCGGCTTATAAAAGCAAAGATTGATAGACATCTGGGTGAGTGTTGTGGCCATATAGGGATGAAAAGGCCTAAGATCTATCAATCCATGCCATGTTCCCTACTGGTCTCGAACCAGTGACCGGACGGTTATGAGCCGTCTGCTCTAACCAACTGAGCTAAAGGAACAAAAGAATACTTCCAAATACAGCGAGTACGCATTCGGAAGTATTAAAAATTACTTATCAAACTTTTCCTTGATGTCTTCAACTACATCTTCTGCAGCATCCTTAACATCTCCAAAGGCATCCTTGGCCTTACCCAATAGTCCTTGGACCTTACCTTCTACCTCACGAGTTTCATCTCCAGTAACCTTACCTTCAACTTCCTTCGCCTTACCTGCTACTTGATCCTTTGCGCCATCAATCTTGTCTTCTAAAGCCATGATCGTACCCCCCTCAGGTTATCTATAATATGTTACACACAAATAGTATATCCACTTGGTTAAATAGTCAATAAATAATTAATAAGTTGCGCAACTAATAACTGCTGCTTTCCTTAACTCGCAGATCATCAACATCGGCAAACTTATCAGCGAACAACAGAAACGCTTCATCGATTATCTCTTGGCCACGTCTAGTGCTGTAACCAGTAAGCGCTTCTACTTGCAGCCATTCTAAGTGTCGAACGTATCGCAACCACATGAAGTGCCTGTGTGGCTGTGTCATGACTTTAATGGCATGGACCACGGCATCGTAGTAGTACACAGCGTCAGTGTGGTTCGTGAACCTCTCATCGTTGGCATTTCCAAATGATCGCGCACTTGGCATGTCTGAAATTTCAACTGACTTCAAATCAACATATCCCATATCAGCCATGTTCACAATACGTGGCCACTCACTATCAAAAAACTCTCGAACCGCTTCTCTTGTTGCCTTCTCATTCACCGCTGGTAAAAGTGCCATTCCTACGTCCTCCGAACCATGTTAAAATGAACTTACTCCCTAAATTCTTTTACATGGCGCTGGACTTCTGTCTGGCGCTTTTTTGTTTATCCTTCTACTACCCAATAGTAATAGCCAACTAACCACTTGCTGACCATATGTTTGATGAGCCACTTGCTACTTGTTCGATATGCCTGGCGCTTGTTCCACGTCCGCGCAATCACACGCTTGCCTTCTGGCGTATAAGCGAGTTTGAAGTAGCCTTGCTTATCTCGGAAATAGTAATACTTACGCATGATCCTCCATCTCAATCCATGCATTAATTCCTTCGCTACGCTTACTGTTACGCAGTTGATTGGCTAGTTGCATGTTCACAACGTGTTGGTGAATATCCTTCTTCTTGCCATTGATCACTTCTTGCCACTTAACGATAATCATCTTATTTCCTCCATACGGGCTCTCAGTCTTTTCACCCTTGGCTGTTCACGTTTAGTCGACTTCTTCTGCTACGTCGTTCTTGAGAGCAATCAGTTGATTCAATCCCTCGATATATTTAATTGACTCATCTGCCTTATGCTCCAAGTCTCGAATACGTTCAACCGTCATTTTGTAGAAGTTGTCTGCATCTTCTTCGCTAGTGTCATAGGATAGGTATGCAAATTTTGCACTATCGCGGTAGATGTCATGCGAAAACGCACTGATGTGATCCATTTTTAGACGTTGTGCCGCCTTTGCAAGGTCGGTTTTGAGTTCATCTGGGAAATCATTCGAGAAGATGTGATAAACGGTCACAATGACCTTGCTGTTAGGATTGATGACCATACCAACTTCACCGCTATGCCATACTTGTGTGCCGTTATTTTGCATCTTGACCATTTCTGCATCCATGTTGAATGACGTCAGCCAGTTCTTCCAATTATTTCGCTCCGTTTTGAAGCGGCTCTTCAATTGCTCTGCTGCATGCTCACTGAACTCATACAGCTCAATACGCTTAATTCCCATGTTTACTCCTTTGTTACCCACCCTAACCCGTCATTTCTGACACACTCAATATTTTAGAAACGCTGTACAACACGTCTGCCGTTCGCTGTGCGCCCGTTTGACGCATTAGCGGCTAATCGGTCAGCTCGTGTCCTTCTAAGTTCTGACAGCTTCTCTGCTGTCCCCTTAGCCATATCTTCAACTGATGCATAGCCAAGCTCTTTAGCCATGCGTTGATTTTGTTGATCAATCTGTTCAGCGGTCGGCTTACTAGGCCCACTTTCACGTTGAATTGGTTGACCAAATCTAGGTTGCTGAATCTGTTGAGCTTCACTTTCATATTCACCAACAGCCGTTGCATTAGTAGCGCCAGCATTCAGCCACTTATTTAAGTTATTCTCAACAGCCATCGCTGTCTTACCACCATTTTTTGCGGCTGCTCGAATGGCTAAGATGATTAACTTATTTGCTTCTTCGTCAGAATCAGCATTATGAACAGCTAGTTCATACAAGTTCGTGATGTCTTGAAACATAAAGCCGTTTTCTTTTAACCCAGCTTTTTGCCATTCAATAATGATTTGTTTTTGATTTAACATAGTTACTCCATTGGCTGGCTGGTTGCTATATATCGTTCCGTATACTATGAGAGCGGCTAGCCAGCGGGCCACACTGTGTTATTAACTTGTGTTATTAATATGTGTTCTTATCTTTGACCGTATGATCAATAGGGTATTGATTATTCTGTCATGGGGGTATTGACCATATGGTCAATAGGTAGCAGATTAATTAATCGACCTTCAACGACCTTACTTTGGGGCTTATATTGTAATTCGGTAGTAATATACCCAAGCGCTTCTAAATTACTGATGTGCCTAGATACCGTTTCTTTCCGAATGTTATATCGCAAAGCTAATTTCGCGTTGCTAATGAACACTTTGCCATAAACATTTGCCAGTGCCGCAATTTCGCCATATATCATCTTTGCATCTGACTTTAATCTATCGTCATGAGCAATTTGCGCTGGTATGAACAAATAATAATTAACACCCTTAAATTCTTCAGACATAATTCACCACCTAAAACGGAAGATCATCATCGTTCAACGGCGGTAAGTCTTTACCGTACATATCATTAGGCGAGAAACCACCTTGCTGTGGTGCTTGCTGACCATTGAAGTTGTTTTGTGTTGGCGTACTATTGAACCCACCGTTGCTTTGTTGTGCTGATTGCCCCTTGCGTTGCTCTGTCTGCTCTTTTGTTTCAACTAAAGTAAAGTTACTTACTACTAGTTCAGAAACGTATACACGCTGTCCTTGTTGGTTCTCATAGCTTCGTGTTTGCCACGAACCTTCCAAGCCAATCTGTGACCCTTTAGCGGTCATATTGACAAAATTTTCGGCAGCCTTGCGCCAAATTACAAAGTTGATAAAGTCACTCTCGCGCTCCCCATTAGCGTTCGTAAAATCTCGGTTAACTGCGATTGTTCCTGATGCAACTGCTGCACCTGATGTAGTGTACTTAACATCTGGCTCCTTAGTGAGCCGTCCGATTAGCGAGACGTGATTCATTGTCTATTTCCTCCATACGCTTAAATGTCATGATTCCGAGACGTTGTAATGTTTCAGGATCTAACTTGATACCCTTAACGTGATATTTCTGTTTAAATGCTGGCCACCCAATGTTGTGTGCTTCATTGTGGTGAACTCGGCATAATGCAATTAGATGCTTTTGTCGGTGGTCTACCAGATTTCGGTCGTTACCCATTCCAACTGTGTCAATGTGGTGGACATCAGCAGGGTGTCCACACACCACACAGCTTCGGTGGCGCAACGATGAATACATATAGGCTTCTACATCGTCCATATACGCCAAACCGCTCTTAGACATCGGTATGTGGTTCTTAACTGCGTAATCAAGCAGGTATGAAATAAATTTCCGTGCTGTCGTCATATCTGTATCAGCAAACGAAAAATGTTGATCACCTGTTTCTGCTTCATAATAGAATTTCATCCACCACTTAGTTTCTTCGGGTGTATATCCTGACCACTTCGCTATCTCACCGATAATTGCATATGCTTTTTTTCGTTGTACACGACTAATACTGCGTTCATCAGCAATGCTAATAACTGCCTGTGGTCGTTCTTCTGAGGTGTAGAGTGACAACATAGCCAGCTCTTGCGCATCTTCCACCGACATTGTTACTTTATTGCCGCTGATGTTAGTGATACGCCCCCAAATATCCATTACTCGATACCAGCGTCGTTCTTAGCGAATATGGCAGCACCTGCTAACAATGAAGCTTTGTCGGCTGACAACTTGTTAAGTTGCGTATCGTTATTGTCTTTAGAAGTCATACCTCCAGTAGCGAACACTTGCTCCAGCTTCTCTTTTGGTACTGATTTCAAGACTTCCTTCAACTTAGCAATGATCGCCTTGCGAACATTATCGTGTTTAATTTGCTCTTGCTTTAATGCCGTGATGTTCTCACCGTCGTCGTCATCATCAGCGACAATTCCGAATGCAGCCGCCAGACTTCCACGTCGTGCATATGTTGTATTGGCCAACATCTGTTGTGGCGTTGTACCAAACTCAACAGGCAAGCCTTCCACATCGATATACTCACCAGATGAGTGGGTAATCGTTGTAACTATTTGCGCCATACGCTTACCATTTGAATCAATGTCAGTATTGATTGATTGCGTGTAAGCTAGTGGCTCACTAGATGACTTAATCGCCAGTCGTACAGCGCTATCAATGTCAGCTAAGTCAGCATACTTACCAAAGTGACCAGACTTAGTCTTTGTTGGTTGCACCATGTTCAATTGCACTTTTGCCAATGATTCCATCAGTTCAGGTGCTGGGTTATATTCATTTCGTCGCAACATTTCAATCCTCCGCTATTGACCGATGCCCAACTAATTCCATATAGGACTTGAGCTTTTCTTTTTCATCTGGAACAAATCCTTCGTCTGTGTCCCAACCTTCTGTACCTTGGGCTACCTCTTCGCCTTCAAAATCTTCTCCCCAAGGCATTTCATCATCATGTGGATCAAATAGTTCATCAAACATGGTCAGCCACCCAATTCAAAACATCGGCAACGCCCGTTTCAAACTCCGAAACAGTACCGTCATTGTTACACCGCTGTTCCGCCTTGAAGGCTCGATTCGTACGTTTTTGAGCTTCTAATCGCAATTCGTGTTTCATTTCATACCTCCTTGTGGTATTCTGGAGGAGTAAATCGTCCTAAACAGATTTACTCCCTTTTCGCGCTTAACGGGTATGACCGTTAGGCGTTTTCTTTTTGGTATCGTCCACGATAACGAATCGATGACAGTGTCACCTTAGACACTTCGATAGCTGATGCAATTTCACTTGCTGATTTACCTGCGTCTCGCATCTTCTTGAACACTTGGTACCGACTTTCGTACTCATCTCTCTTCACCTGATTTTCACCAGGCGTTACCCAAGTAGTACGGCGTTCCAAACGACCGTTATGTTGCAGAATGCGCTTACGCTCTGCTTCGATGTCAAACTCCTTATATGGTGCAAAGCTGTGATGCAACTTCGCAACACCAGTTGATCCAATATCATAATCCGCCATGATCGTCCTCCAATACTTGTTTTGTGAATTCAATAAGAGAGTGCTTCTCTGACAAAATACGATGTACATTCAATGCCAACCAAGGCGGCATTGAGATGCCAGTAAACTTTGCTTCACGCATCATGTGCAACGAAGCCACGCTAGTTCCTAATTGGTCAGCCAAATCTTCGTCGTGCAAGTTTTCGACACCTTGAACGATGAAGATTGAAAACAATTGTTTCGGTGAAATCATCACCGGAGTAAACTCATCCATTTCCATTCCTTTCTGGGTCGCACACCCCAAGACGCACACCAACATGTTGTTAGGAGACAAACAGTAAGAGAAAAAATATTACATGTAAGTGGTTGATGTGCATCTGGCGATGCGCGACCCATATTCAATTGTTATTGATGTGAGTTGTTGTACTCAACAAAGCCAGTCCAATATTCATCTGGATCCCAACCAACATCGGCGGCTGCCTTTTTGGAACGCTTCTCAAATTGACTATCAAGTCCCATGAGTGCAATCGCATCGAATGCGTTAGCCAATACCTTTACAATCGTCTTGATCATCAGTTGCCTCCTTAATCTTTTCTTCCAGCTGTGGTCGCAAGTGAATATCGCGAGCGTCGAGGAAGTCAAACAACCAAGCCACGAACATCACCAACATTAATATTGCGAATATCATGTAACCTAATACCAATCGTTCAGCCTCTTAAATCTTTCTGCATCGCTTCGCAAATATGTTGGTCGGTATGCATTAGGCGTCTTATTCGGTACGTTTTGCATAAACTTCTTGGAGAAACGTAAGTGGTCTTTAAACCAATTAACCGAATGACCAAACACCTCTTCAGCGATTTCCTTCTGACCAATCAACGGCTTCAACTTTTCTTCCATATCTATGCCTCCAATTGATATTTCCCATCACCCAAGAATTTGTTAATGAAGTATTGCTGTCCCTTACCAGTGACCTTTGGTGTCTTTGTTGTCACGTTCACACCATTAGAATTGATGTGGTTATGTTCCTTAATCTCAAACAAGCCAAGCTCCATGCTCTTCTGTGTTGGCATGTTCCGGTCTGAACCTTGTCGCTTAACCAGATAGCCATTTTCACGGAGATAACCGAACAAACGATTCTGTCCCATATCTACGCCGTTTTGCTTAAGCAACTTTGCCAACTCACCAATAAGAATTGATGACTGACTAGCTGATACCGCGTCAGCAAACAACGCCTTGGGAGTCATCTCTGCGATGATCTTGTCTTTGTGGTCTAACATCAGTTGAGCTGACTTCAAGCCCATTGCCATTTGAATACGTGGGTCTGCCATCAACGCCTTGTGTTCTTTTTCAACTGCAATGAAGTAGTCTCGAATTTCTTGGCTCTTAGCTGTCTTAGACATCATCGCTACATTCTTAGCCATATCTGTTGTTAAGTTGAAATCGTTAAGATACTGCACACTTCCGTTTCCACCTTTAACAGGTGTACCTCCAGGTACGCCCGTCCAATCAGTACCTTCAACATACATATCTTGGTATTGACTGAACCAAGTACTGAATCGCTTTACAACTCCTAGCACCTTATACAATTCACGAGCGCTAACCCGTTGCTCACCTTCTTGGTTCGTTTGAACCTTAATCAGTTCGTTTGTCATGTTTATTTCTCCTTTATATTTATGCCAGCCAGTTGTCACCGTGGTATCCGGTGTATTCAAACAATTTACGTAGCTTTTCCTTAGCTGCCTTGCTATCTTCACGACCATTAACCAAACGAGATACATATTGTTCCGATGTTCCGATTACCTCCGCAAGTTCTTTCCGAGATACTTCGTTTTCATCTAAATGAAATTGAAAATCACTATACGCTCGCTTTAAAGTACGACGCGCTTCCTTAACACTCATACGTGTTTCCTCCTTGTTTATGAAGTTAAATTAGAGTTATCTTGACTTTAAGTATCCAAATGGATACAATAAAGGCATAGAAAAATAAGCATTACAAAAGCCTATATATCAACGTTAGCTCGTCCAAAAGCAATTGATATTTAAGTTATTTTTGCTTGCTGTTTAACTCGATGAATTAAATATAATCTATTTGGATACTTTTGTAAACGCTAAAAAATCCATTTGGATACTTTTTATTCATCATATTATGGAGAAACCCTTGATATGACAACATTTGAACGTATAAAAGAAATTTCAAAACAACGCGGATTAAATTTAAAAAAGACAGCTACTGAAGCTGGATTATCCGAAAATGCAATTTATAAGTGGAAAATCCAAACTCCACAATCCAATGCATTGCGAGCCGTGGCAGACGTCCTCGGCGTATCAGTAGATTACCTGCTTGGTAACACTGATGAGATGCACAGTAATAAGAAGGACGATATGCCCGTGGATCTTGAAGAAGTCTTAGACAAGTTAGGCCCTACCCTTCGCTTTGAAGGTAAAGAACTAACTGATGAGCAAAAAATCAAGTTGTACGAAATGGCTAAATTGATGCTTGGTGAATGATGAAAGAATTAAGAGAATATCTTCTCAACTTGGCAAGGCGGAATGATATAACTGTTTCTAATGTTGAGACAAAAGACGATGGTCCAGATATGTCAATACCATTTTTATCTATGATCATCATGAATCCGAATTCAAGTACGCAGTATGCATATGAGTTCAGATTAGCTCACGAACTAGCTCACCTGCTTTATGGTGATGCCGAATCAGATGCGGTTTATAACTTTTCGCCTTACATAATGAGAGTTTCAGAACGTGCAGCCAATGTACAAGCAATACGCATGATTGCTTCATTTTGGTTTGATGATGTCCCGGTAGAAAGTAGAAATTGGCTGGACTTTATGAACTATCTTGGCTTGCAATCGCACTTTGAAGATATGGCCCGTGAAGCGGTTATGCAAGCATGAAAGCGAGGCATTCGTTTGCTACGTACAATTTTAATCATTGTCAACACATTACTATTGCTAATCTCTATATCTCTATATGCTTACTTTAAGTTGAAAGAAGCTTATTTTAAATACGTAGCTGCTTCATTGATAGTTGGTTTCGCAATAGTTGATTTTATCTATCTTTACTTCTTTAAAAATTGGACGTACTAACCACGTTATTTAGAAAGGAGTTATTAATATGAGACTGTGGCACGAATCTTTAATCCCAAAACTCCCTCGTCAGCAATTGCTGGGGCAACATAGAGAGTGTTGTGCACTTCGTGGCGGTGGTTGGGGCAAGAAGCATGCAACTGTGAATTACGTCTTTGACCACTCACCATACAAATTATTTCAATATCACCAACTAGTAATGAACGAGATGATAAATCGCGGGTATAAACCTAACGCATTATGGTTAGACCCCTTGTACCGTGGAGCTAAGGAAGCTGCTTATACTTCACTATCAAGTGAAGTTTTGACTTCTCCAATTTACCCCGAGCACGACAAAATATATTTAATTGAGTGTATTGAAAATTTGAGAGAAAAAGGTATTGAGATAGATTAAAAAAGCCACCCGTTAAGGTGGCATACATATACGTGCAGATAGGAATCACGTTAAAAGCTAATCTAAGGAAGTAAGGTAATGGTAATTTTGGGTTGGGTAACTCTTATTTTGGGCGCATGGATATTTTACAGGAGTATTTCTGAACGTAAAACTAGGTCCAAGTTGAAAACAATCGGAATCATGTTTTCTAGTTTATTAATACTATTCATGGGTTTGGGTCTGACAATACCCAAATCTCCCGACAATACAACCACAAGGGCTGTTGAGACGACAAAATCACAATCAGCTAAAAAAGATAAAGCTAAGACTTCTAAATTAGCAGCTTCAAAGGCTAAGTCCGAGCGTATAGCTTATTCTAAGGAAAAGGCTGAGGAAGATTCTAAAGCTGTCTCAGCAAGCATTGCTTCCTCTAAGTCAACAGCGGAAAGTATCGCTGCAGCTTCCGTATCAAAATCAGAAAATATTGCTAGATCGGAATCTGTGGCTTCTGAACAATCCGCCGCCTCACTGTCTGCTAGTATTGAGCAGAGCCAGCAACAATCGTCAGTAGCGACTGTTGCAGATTCTCAAACGCCTATTTCAACTTCTGGATATACGAAGGATGCTCGAGGCAGATGGCATCGTTCTAACGGGCAATTCGCCTCTAAAGCAGAAATTGCTCAAGCCGGGCTTACTTGGTAAAGAAAATTAAAAAGGAAGATATTATGGTATTTAGGTATAGAAAAAGCAAAAATTTTGGACCATTTCGTATCAATTTAAGCAAATCTGGTGTTGGTTGGAGCGTGGGCGGTAAGGGATTCCGCTATACAAAAAAAGCAAACGGTGGTAGTAGAACTACTACTTCTATTCCTGGTTCGGGAATTTCATGGGTAAAAGATTCTTCACGTAACAATACAATTAATAACACTTCAAAAAACATTGTAGACAAGTCTAAGCATCCCAACGATATATACTCCCCTACTCAGAACTCAGACGGGAAATTTATTTCAACAAAGGCACTAATAATTTTAGCTTTTGTAATTATTATTATTTCAATGTTTTTTTACTAAAATCACCCCACCCTGTGGTGGGATACATAAAAAGCCACCCGTCAAGGTGGCATACATACGTGCAGATAGGAACCACGTTAAAAGCTTAAGGAGTATATTTCATGGAAAATACAAAGAAACCCTTCTATAAAAAGGTATGGTTTTGGGTACTAGTTGTTGTGTTGATTGCTATTGCAGGTGCTGGCGGTAGTTCAAATACCAATACAAGTAGTAAGACTGCTGCTAAGAGTTCTGATAGCTCTTCTGTATATAGCTCTTCTGTATATAGCTCTTCATCATCTAGTGTTTCATCAAGCAGCCAGCAAGATACAACGACACAAAATCAAAAAAATGCTTTGCGTAGTGCAGAAACTTACTCAAGAATGATGCACATGTCAAAAATTGCTATCTATGACCAACTAACCGCACAAGCTGGAGATAAATTCTCTCCAGAAGATGCGCAGTATGCCGTGGATAATCTAAAGGCAGATTATAATAACAATGCTCTGGAGTCTGCTAAGACATATCAAAAAACGATGGCGATGTCCACAGATGCCATCTATGATCAACTAATCTCGCAGGCTGGCGATAAATTTACACCCGAAGAGGCTCAATACGCGGTGGATAATCTACCTAAATAATTTTACTTTACATAAAAGACGCCATATTTGTAGCATTAAGTTATCGAAAGCGACTAGGGCGCACCTACGCCAACCCTGTACGGTAACTCTTAAGGGTTACCTTTTTTTATAGCACAGTACAACGACACAACTACTTAGAAGATAAAATTAAGGAGAAAATATAACATGGAAGATAAAAAATCACTACTTCTTATTGCTCGCATCGCTAGTGTGATGTCTGTACTGATGTACGTTTCATATATCCCACAAATCGTGGATAATCTATCTGGTCACGCAGGTGATCCAATACAGCCCTTTGTAGCTATGTTAAATTGTATCTTGTGGACTATTCACGGATTGTTTGGGACGGACGGTCATACCCGTGACATGCCAATCGTAATTGCAAATGTGCCCGGTATTTTATTTGGATTCGCAGCTTTTATCACTGCGATTATCTAATTGTGAATATGCTTACCTACCCGCCCAGCGGGATACATAAAAAGCCCCACTCGATTGAGTGAGGCGCGACCGAAATGTCTGTAAACTAAACCGCTGCTTCAGTTGCAAACATATTGCAGCTGTAACTTCTCAATCACTCCACTTGAGGTACTTTTTAATGAAAACAAACCTAACAGTTATAACCAATATACTGGATTGGAATAGAGTTTTAATGTCTGGAGGTAGTAGAGATGGTATCTCTGTCGGTGATGTATACGCTGTTGATGACGACCAACCAGTCCTAATCACCAATCCAGCTACCGATGAAGTTCTTGATGCAATCTGGCGACCAAAAGAATTGCTTGTTGTATCAGAAACTAAAGAACGTTATTCGATTTTAAGGAAATGGACCTCAAAATCTCGCAAACCACGTCCACTTTCGACTCTAGAGATAATGGGATCTAAACAATTTTCACTCTTGAACGAAGAAGCGGCAATGGTAGCTTCCAATCAAAAATTAAACGTTGATGAAAATGATTTCAATGATGTACTCTCTCAAACTAGTGGTCGTACACTACGTGTTGGTGATACATTGAGAAAAATTTAAGCCTAAAAATCGACTTCTAAATTTGACAAAAAAAATTAAACAAGTTAGGATATAAGTAATGAAAGTTCATCCGAGTGAGAGGTGATCCGAAAAACTCCTTATCCTGACATTGTTTAGGATAAGGAGTTTTTTCGTGCAATCTTTCCCAGAAAAGCCATTTTCAAATCTTGATGAACAAATTGAAATACTAAAATCACGCGGTCTTACTATCTATGACGAACACGCGGCCAAGCTTGCTTTGTCAAAGTTCGGCTACTATAAATTGATTAATGGATACGGTGAACCGTTTGAGATACAAGACGAACACGGAACTAAACGGTATGTTGAAGGAACCACATTTGATGATATATTCGCTCAATTTTCTATTGATAGATTCGTCGGTAGAATGATAATTCCTGATATTCTAGATATTGAAGAGCGACTAAAAGCTGGTATTGGATATGTAATGGCAGAGGAATTTGGTGTGTACCACCAGTTAAAGCCTTCTATTGATGAATCTGGAGTCTCTACCCTATTTCCAAAATCATATTTATCTGCGGATAATTTTAATTTATCTAATAAGTCCTATGATAACGTTATTGAAATATCAGAGTTAATTGACTCTGTAACCCGTGGACCGATTGCTCACTACAGAAAGCGTCGCTCACACGTTCCGCCTTGGATTTTATTTGATGGTGTCGAATTTGGAAAACTGACTAGGTTCTATCAGGTTTTAACCACTAAAACAAAATCCGCCCTGATTAATACCATGTTGTCTATACCAGATGAAGTATCGGAAGATGATTTGCTGTTTAGAAACTTTTTTAAGATATTAGAGTTAATTCGTTTGTTTAGAAATTCTTATGCTCATAATGCAAGATTTAGTGCATCAAAATTTCCAGATCAAACATTAACTCAATCATTTCCAATTGAAGTAAGCTCACCAACCCTATTTTCAAAATCAGAATATAGGTCAGGAACTGGAAAAGGAGATTTATTTTCACTATTTGTCGTCATTACACTATTTTCAGATAATGCATATAGTGCTGAACAACGTATTAGGCTTTACGAAAATCGCATCCAATCGTTCTTCAAACCAATTGATGAGAATGGTGTACCGTCAATTGACACAAAAGGTTTGGCTGCATTCTATGCAGTTAGTGGTTTACCAGCTGATTTTGGAGATCGCATCGTAGAATTAAGCTCATCGTTATTCATTCCTACAGCATAAAAAAACACGCACACCCCCGTCGCCAAACAAGTAGTGTGCGTATCGAACAAAACAGAACATCACTGCCCTATTTCCGTATTTAATTGTACCAGACCTGGGCATGTCTTTAAACTGCCTAAATTTTTTATGTAAAGGTTAGGTTTAAACTAATGGCAGTATACAAAACCGATACCGGTTGGCGTGTTGAAATATCATTCAAAGACACAACCGGAAAATATCGCAAAAAAGGTAAGCGTGGTTTCAAGACCAAAAAGGAAGCTGAATCTTGGGCGGCTGAATATTCAGTTGCTAATAGCAAGCCAACACTTCAAAAAGGCACGCTTACCCTTTTCAGCGATTATTTCGACGAGTATCAACAATTACGGTTCGATGCTGGTCTCAAGGAAACAACAAAAGAATCATGGCATGCAGTTCGCAAATACGTTGTCGATGTGTATTTTAAGAATGTAACACTAGATCAGATTACTCGCCAAATGTATCAAGCATTCTTGAACGATTATTCAAGCGACAAGAAACGTAAATCTGTACTTAAGCGTCACCAGATTATGAAACAAGTAATCGAACAAGCATTTCACGATGGTTTAATAACAGCTGACCCCACCTATGGCGTTATTATACCAGGCGCTGATTCTAAGTCTGCGGATGAAAAATTCCTTCAAGTTGATGAGTTTAACCAGCTACTTAAATACATCGAAACTAACGACAAGCTAATTAAGTGGAACACGTCATTCATGATTTATTTGATTGCATTGTCAGGTCTGCGTGCGGGTGAAGCATTAGCACTTACTCGTGATGATGTTGATATTGATGCGCACAATATCAGCGTAACAAAGACCAAGCAACGTTCTGGCGAATCAACCACACCAAAAACAAAATCATCTATTCGCACTATTGCCATGCCAGATCGTTTCTTTGATAACTACGAAACGTTTATTAGTGCAAAGTCTGAATGGAACGATGCCAATGAATTATTCGATGGCCGCCGTTGGGCTACTATCAATAACCACTGGCTTGAACGAATTGAACGTGAACTTGGTTTTGAAAATATAGTTTCCGTTCATGGCTTACGTCACTCGCACGTTTCTTACTTACTATCGAAAGGCGTCGACATTAATTATGCATCTAAGCGTTTAGGCCATTCAAACGTTACAATTACGCAACAAGTATATGCCCACCTACTACGTGACAAGCAACAAAGCGAAGAAGCAAAGACGCTTAATATTCTTAGTAAAATCGACTGA